TATATATTCGTCGATCAGCAATGATTGATGATGCGAGTAAATTAGATAGAAGAAGAGATTTCCTTTTTGAAGCTTTTACAGAATTTAGATCAACACCTGACAAGCCAACACCCGGAAGTGCAGAAGAATCAATTAATAATTTATATTTAGTTAGTAAACCTAGAGTAAAACAGAATGATGGTGCTCCCCAATTTAATACTGAATATTTTACTATAGATGGTAGATCAATTAGAATAGGAAATAACGGAGTAGAAGTACCAACACAACGGTTTGATGTAATAATCGATAGATTGTATGAACATGAGGTTGCAAATAATACTGCCTATTTAGCAAAATGTAAGAGAATTTTTGATGCAGAAAAAGAACGACAATTGATGGAAGAACAGACACTTTTCCCGGCAATATCACAGAACGAAGCAGAGTCAAAGAAAGTCATTTTATTAATAGGAGCCCCAGGTACTGGTAAGACTACATTAGCTCGTAAGTTTAATCCAATACGTGAAGACGGAGATTTTAAGTACGATGAATTTACTATTCAAAACACCAGTGAGAATATTAGAAAATATATTTTAAGGTCTTATGATGTAGGTGATAAAAATGTTATTTTAACTGCTAACATAACTGATTTTGAAGCTTGGTTAGATACTTTAACTTTAGATCAAGAAGATGCGGTAATGCGAAGATGTATTAAAATAGATGTAGAATTTGCAATAAAGAAGTCAGGTTGGTTAAAAGGATATCTCACTAATCCAGTTTACTATACAAAAGAAGAAGTTGAGGATGAAAATAATAAGTCACTATATTCACGTATGGTAGCATTTAAAGTTAATGGGATTAATGTTAAAGTAACCGGAGCCTCTAAATTAATTGAAGATAATTTAAAGAAAGATATTAAAAATGTTATTTCCTATAATATTACCCCTCGTATTAAGATTAATAGAGATTTGGCCAAAAATTTAGTAGAGTTTGACATGTACTGGAGAGATGTTGATGAAATTTCACAAAAGTCTATATTTGAATTAATGAAAATTACAAAAATAATTAGAACCACTTTGCCTTATGGAATTATTACAAAAGCTTTTGCCCAAATAGTTAAAGATGTTTTCAATAATTATACTTTATGCAAAGATTTGGAAGATGGATTAAATCAGCTTAATTCTTTACGTATAGATAGTCCTTTAGACTTCGATTGTGTTATAAAATTAAAAGATGAAGCTTTCTTTTTAACAACAGATGATGATGGTAAAATTGTATTTTGTATTTGTGATGATAGTTTTGAATATAAAATTAATGAACAAAATGAAGTTTTATGCTTTTTCCAAGGAGAGTTTTTATGGAAGGTTGAGGGTAGAGTAGCGACATGGTATCGTCATATACAAAGAAATGTGGATTTAGTTACTATAGACTATACTAATTTAACACCTCCTTCTCGCGATTTAGTCAAATATTGTGATCATTTTCTAAATTTCTTAAAAACAGGATTTGCAGCATTAGCTATAAAACAGTTGTGTACCAAAAATAAAAATAATTTAGATGAAGAAACCTATGATGTTTATGATCAATCATTCATACAAAAACCAGTTAGTTATCAAAATAATGCACAATTTTCCAAAACAAACAATGTAAATTTCAATAAAAATAGCAATTTTAATCCCGTAGAAGAAACATCAGCAGATGCATATTTAAATAAACAGAATAAACAACCTAAAACTAGTACAAAAAAGAATACAAATTTTGAATTTAAATTACGTAATGAGACATCAGCTGATGCTTATCTTAATAAAAATAATAAACAACCTAAAAG